GATTCAACTATATGTACGTTTTTCTTCTTACACCAGTCTTTTAGATAGGGATACAGACCAACATACATTTGACCTGTGGCATAAGAATATAATCTTATTTTACCATCCCAAACTCGATTACGAAACTGTGGTGTAAACTTATAACCAGGTACTTCAAATGAGAAGTAATCTGAAAGTTCTCTACGAATAGAGGCATCGGCGTCAATCCGAATATATACGTCATTGATTTTATCAACGATAATGTTTTGCATTTTAGATGATGCCAGAAGTAAACTTCTTCCACTCTATAGCGTTTTTAATTTGAAATGTACGATTAGATATAATACGGATTGTTCTATCTAAATAATCAACAACACTTTGAATATAAGTTACCTTTTGTTCTAACTTAATTAAATCATCATCAGATTTTAAATACTTATCCACATCTTGTTTAAGTAATTTTATATTAAAAGGTTTTTCTTGGTAGACTTGTGGGTCTGCCTTGCCAGTATAGTATTCCCATTTTTCTCTTAACAATCTATCTCTATCTTGCTCTGATTTTTTTAATAGATTGATGTATTGATTATGAAACTTACAATACTTGTTGTGTAGTTGTGGTGTTTTTAATGATTCCAAATCAAGTTCAGTATCATTAAGTTTTAGGTCTTTTTCGGCTAATGCCTGCAATTCATCAAATGTCATAATATCTCCATTGTATCAGCTATTGACTATTTAGTCAATGGTTTACGAAGTCGTTTCCACAGTAGTGCTAGATTGTACATTGGCAAATTCATATATCTTATATTGAAATGTAACACTAGCAGTTAAATAATCAACGTCTGCGGCCTGTTGATTATAGTCTAATCCAGAGAGTGATATTGGATATATATCTCTAAATCTTATTTCTATATTTGCATTATTTTTACTTGTCAGTACAAACAATGTGGCGTCTGAATATAAACCACCATCATCTTGTACTGCTTTTGAAACTTTACCTAACTCTCTATTAATACCTGTATCTGTAGTTGTTGGATATCTATCAGCACTTGCACCTTGTAAAGCACGAAACTGTGATGTGTCTTTTGGAAAACCAAGGCCTGTCATCCAACCATGTATTTCTCTATAGTTCTCTAAATTTTCATCTACTAAAAAAGATATGTTTAAAGTATCATAATCTAGTTTATCACCAGGAATAGGTATATCTTTTAATGGTGTAGGTTGATTGGCAGTACCTAGTGTAATACCAGGTATGTTTGCAGCCGTACAAAAATATTCTACTTTTGGTAGTTTAATAATACCAAATTTAAACTGTGTAGGGCTTGCATAGTCTAATTTTGTAGGTTGTCTATTGTAACTATTTGTAGTAGTCATACTAATATTTATATACTATTTAGGAAGTGTTCCTGACTCACCAAGTTTCTCTAACGCTTCACCTATTGTACTCATACTTACATCATTTTTTTTACAAGGTTTTTCTTCAGTAGATACTTGATATTCTTCGCATAATGGTAATGTTTCATCAACTTGTTCTATTTCACAGGCACTTGCCCATGTAAAGAAAAACAATATTATGGCTGCTATTACAAATATGTAAAGATATTGAATAAGTATTTTTTTCATAGTGCGATATTATTTATATGCAACAACATACCCTTTATGCGATTTTAACTTGTGTTGGGCCACTTTTACAAGATTGCCTTGGTCAAGTTTATGTTTACGAGCAAAGTCTAATAGGTTTTTAATCTCAAAGGTACGGCCTTGTGGAGTAGTGATGAGCCAGTTTTTTGATAAAGCATTTGCAACTTTGATTTTTTGTTTGTCTGAAACAATGTGACCTTTTAATCCTTCACTTATTGCTTCTTTATGTTTTTCACTTAACTTACTGCCCTTTTTAGTCATGACCATTTTCCTTATTGCTTCTTTTGTTTGTGTATATTTTTGATTTGCTTTGCCATTTTGTTTATAAACTTCCATTATAACGTCTTTACTTTTGATTTGTCCAGAAAGACCTTGCCAAGCAACATAGTCTTTCCAATGTTTACCTTTTTCCCATAATCTTTTATGTTCGGCTGCGTGTTCTTCTATAGTATAAGTTATAAGTTCATTGGTTCTTATACGTTGGCCGTTTTTAAATATTATCTTGTGATGTTTATGTTTCATACTAACTTTATGTATTTATATGTTAAAAAGAAAGGCGCCGAAGCGCCTTTCTAAAAAGATTGTTACAAAATGTAACAAGTCTAATATAACCTTACATTATATTTGTGACTTGGACACGTCTGTAGTATCTGTTTGCGTTGATAGCACCAACACCGTCAGCAGTGATTGAATCACCAGAACCAGCACCAGCAAAAGGATTCGCTACTAATCCGTAACGAGTCTTAAAGCCGATTTTAGGTTGGAAGCTGTCTTGGCCAACTGCTCTTACCATTTGTAGTGGTACATATGGACAATAGAACAGACCAGCATCATACGGTGAAGTTCCTTTGTAACCAACAACGTAGTATTGTTTAGTCGGTGACGCATTTGAAGCTAAATTAGCCGCATATGGATCAATGTAAACTCTATACTTACCGTTTAATACACCAGCAAAAGTATTACCAGTATCGTCAACGTTTAGATTGTTGTTTAACGCAGGAGTGTAATCTAACACACCAGCCATTTGTAAAGCAGAGGCAACATCTGAAGAACAGATAATCATGTTACCTTTTCCTCTTCTCGTTCTTTGAGCGATTGTGTTAGCATCTCTCTCTAATTGGAACATTAGTCCTTTGAATCTCTCTACAGACCATCTTCCGTTTGAGTCAGTATCTAAATCGAAGATACCAGCTGTTGTTGTGTTGATTGCAGTATTTGAATTGTCGTTATCAGCAGCACCTACTTCAGCAGTTCTGTAAACTGTTCTTACAACTTCTCTATTGATTTCCGCAAGGATTTCAGCAGATAAGATGTTTGATAATTCAGTTTCAGCATCTAAGCCGTGAATTGCTTTAAGGTCTTGTGCTAACTCCATAGTGTACTCTGCTTTAAGCGCTCTTGATTTAGCAGTCACAGTTGATTTCTCAATTGAGAATGCCATTTCAGCAAACGCATTACCAGAAGCATCACCTAATGCCTCTGCAGCAGCAGTCGTCATACCTGTACCAGTTGTGTAACCAGTTGAAGTACCGATACTGTCGTTAAGTACAGCTGGGTTTTCACCAGTGTGTGCTGTTGATGAGAATCCATCTACAGATGAACCAGCAGCATTTCTACCACTGAAATCTGTATCAGCTTCGTCAAAAAGAGCTTCAGTACCTGATTGACTTGTATATCTGCTTCTCATAGCAAATATCAAACCAGTTGGTCCTGACATAGGTTGTACGCCTGCAATATCGTAAGCGATAAGGTTAGGCATTGCTCTTCTTACTAAGCTAATTAAAATAGGATTCCAATTTTGTATTGAAGCACCAGTTGCGTTTGAAGGCGCAGCTTCTGATAAGAAAGCAGCATCTTCTTTTAACGCTTTTTCTTGGTTCTCCAATACCATTGAAGTAACGGCTCTTTTGTAAGCATCTTTAACCTCTGGAAGGTCTGGATGATCCAAAACGGGCTGCCACTTTTGTTGTATTGATTCAGATAAAAACATTTTTCTATCTCTCCTTATTAGTTAGTTAACTAACCCTTACTTAATGTAAGGATTTTTCTTTGTTTTACTAATTGCAGCAGTATATGCAGCCATTGATTCAGATAAATTCATATCAGAACCAGCATTGTTTTCTGCTACTTCATTAGATTCGTTATCACTCGCTTGAGTTTTAGGGAAGTAAGAATTTTTTAATGTTTCTACACTTTTTCTAAAACTTGCAGCGTCTTTATATTCAATACTTTCTGCTAAACCTTTAAGTTTTTCAGATTCAGTAATTGCCAAGTCAGATGACACATCATTGATAATGTCTTCTCTAGCAAACTCACCGATTTTCTGATTTAACTCAACGTTCTTTTCGATAGTTTTGTTAACTTCTTCTTTTAACTTTTCTATCTCAGCAGCTTGATTCTCAAT